GACGATGAAGAAGAGGCCGCTTTTATGCGGCGTAAGCGCGAATATTATTAGGAGGCTTTTATGGCACAAAAAGAAGCAATCATGAGGGCGCTCATGGAAGCTATGGGTAGTTCCGCACCGATGACATCGAAGCGTCCGAAGGCGCGTCCGAGCCGTGCGGGTTCACCGTTAGGAGGTGCGAAAGCGCCTATGTCTGCTGCGGATCGTATGCGTCAAAAGCGTATGGATCGTGCTGGCATGTTGCAGGCTTTAGAGGCTGGTGAAATGGGTCAGATGTCTCCAATTGAACTGGAGCGTTTGCGCAAGAAGCTGGGCATGATGAGCGGCGGTGCTGTTAAGAAATATGAAGCTGGTGGCGCTGTAAGAAGCAATAAGAAGAAGCCAAAAATGGGCTGTGTCATGAAGGGACGCGGCGGTAAATATAAGGGTCAGAGATAATGCCAAATACACCTAAGAAGTATAAAGGTTTTGCAAAGCTACCAGAGCAGGTTCAGAAGCGAATGGACCCGGAGGCAGCTATGCAATACATGGAAGGCGGCGCGGTCAAGAAGTATATGGGCGGCGGTCGTGTTATGAAGTATGGTCATGGTGGCAACGTTGAGAAAGACGGTGTTATGTATGAGCATGATCCAGAGCCTCAAAAGGCTTCTATGAAGGGTGGCACAGGTGGTGGTCATTCTCGTGGTGGTGGTGCTGCTATCAGTGGAACCAGATTTTCTGGAGTAAAGTAAATGGCAAAAATCGTTATCAACATTGACATGGACGAACTGCAATCTGGTATCAACCAAGTTGTTGATGACGATATGTATGAGATGGAAGAGGTCGAATTTGTTTGCCCTCTTTCCACCAAGGATTCTGACGTAAATTCGGAAAACAAAGAAAACGCTATTCAAGAATATGCTTATGGCCCGTCTGTAAAGAACTGGGAAAAAAAGAAGCAGATTTGTGGAACTTGCGCGTATTATAACATTCGCTCAAGCATGTTGGACTGCATTGAGAATGGTCTTGGTATGGATGAGGGTAGCGAAGTTGGTTATTGCGAAAAGCTAGATTTTACCTGTGCGGCTGAAAATGTGTGCAACGAATGGGAAAAGGGCGGTCCTATTACCGACTTTGAGGACATTAACACGCTTGAGCCAATTGAGGGTAACGAGAAGGATATTTTCTAATGGCAGTCGAACGTGGATTGGGTTCTGGTGGCTTACCTGAAGCTCCTATGATTCCAGAAGAAGATATTCTTCAGAACGTAGTTGATTTACCTGCACAGCCCGGAGTTACTGAGTTTGATGACGGAAGCGCGATTATTGGTGAATATGAAGAGGAGCAAGCTCCTATTGCTGACGTTGGCTTTGATGGCAACTTGGCAGAGGTTGTTGATGAGGCCGAGCTTGGTCGTATTTCGTCTGATTTAGTTGGTTCTATTGAGGATGATTTAGCTGCTCGTGAAGATTGGGAAGATACATATAAGCGCGGTTTAGAGTTTCTTGGCATGAAGACTGAGGAGCGTTCAGAGCCGTTTGAGGGGTCTTCTGGGGTTATTCATCCTCTGTTGGCTGAGAGTGTTACGCAGTTTCAGGCGCAGGCATATCGTGAGTTGTTGCCAGCCACTGGGCCTGTTCGTACATCTGTTGTTGGTGCGCAGAATGAAATGCTTGTTAAGCAGTCTGAGCGCGTCAAGGATTACATGAATTATATGATTACTTACGAGATGGAAGAATATGATCCTGAGTTGGATCAGATGTTGTTTTATCTCCCAGTAATTGGATCAACATTTAAGAAGGTTTACTTTGACCCGCTCAAGGGGCGTGCGGTCAGTAAATTCATTCATGCTGAAGACCTGATTGTGCCTTATGGTGCGACTGATTTGATGTCATCTCCGCGGATTACGCATCGTATTACGATGGATTCTAATGAGGTTCGCAAGTTGCAGCTAACTGGATTTTACCGTGACATTGAGTTGCCCGGAGAATCTGAGAGTGACACGGATGCGATGGGCGAGGTTGAAGAGTCTATTGATGACATTCAAGGCGTACATCCTAGCGGTCCATCTGAAGAATTAACCTTGTATGAGGTTCATACGTCTTTGGATATTGAGGGTTTTGAGGATATGGGTGCTAATGGCGAGCCTACAGGTTTGCGTTTGCCTTATATTATTACGATAGTTGCTGATAGCGGCGATGTTTTGTCTGTTCGTCGTAATTATCCAGAGATGGACCCAATGAAGCGTGCGAAGCAATATTTCGTACACTACAAGTTTTTGCCGGGTCTTGGTTTTTATGGCTTGGGGCTAACGCATATGATTGGCGGTTTAGCGCAGGCTTCTACTTCTATTTTGCGTCAATTGATTGATGCAGGCACGCTCTCCAATCTTCCAGCAGGCTTTAAAGCCCGTGGCGCTCGTATCCGCGATGAAGACAATCCCCTTCAACCGGGTGAGTTCCGCGATATTGATGTGGTTGGAGGCACCCTGCAAGGCTCATTGATGCCGCTCCCCTTCAAGGAGCCTTCAGGGACGCTTTATAACCTTCTTGGAACGCTTGTAGACGCTGGACGTAGGTTTGCATCTATGGCTGACATGAAGGTTGGTGAAATGAGCGGTGAGACGCCCGTTGGCACCACGATGGCGATTATGGAGCGCGGCACAAAAGTTATGTCTGCGATTCATAAGCGTTTGCACTATTCTCAGAAGATTGAGTTTAAGCTGCTTTCTAGAATATTTGCTGAAACCATTCAGGCGTATCCATATCCTGCTGACATGCAGATGGGTCCAGAAGTGTTTGTGCAAGACTTTGATCAGCGTGTTGATGTGTTGCCATCTTCTGACCCGAACATTTTCTCTATGTCGCAGCGTATTGCTTTGGCGCAAACTGAGTTGCAGTTGGTTCAGTCCAATCCGCAGATTCACGGTGGCCCACAAGGATTATATCAGGCGTATCGTAAGATGTACGAAGCGTTGGGCGTTAATAACATTGACGCGATACTTCCACCTCCTCCACAGCCACAGCCTGCGAATCCATCTAAGGAAAACCAGAACGCTCTTATGGGTGCTCCTTTGCAGGCATTTCCTGATCAAGACCATGAGTCCCACATAGAGGCTCATATGGCGGTTATGTCCACTCCTGCTATGCAGCTTAACCCGAATGCTATTATGGCGCTGCAAGGCCACATACAGGAGCATATTGGGCTATTAGCGGAAGCACAGGCCCAGCAAGAGATTATGAGTCAGATACCTCCAGAGCAGATGCAAATGATGCAGCAGCAGGCTCAAATGATGCCTCCACAGGAGGGTCCACAAGGTCCTATGCCGCCTGATCCTATGATGCAGTTTAAGCCGCAGATAGATGCGCGTGCTGCTGAAATTATTGCTGAAATGACTGAGCAACTAGCGCAAGCAGTAGCTCCACCGCCACAATCTGATCCACTCGTGGATATCCGAAATCAGGAGCTTCAGTTAAAAGCTGCTGACTTACAGCGCAAGCAATCTGAGTTTGAAGCGAAGCAAGAATTTGATCGTGAAAGAGAGCGTAATGATGTTCTTACCGCACAGCAAAGGATTGACGTTTCAGAAGCTGCATTAGCTGACAAGACTAGGGTTGCCGAAGAGCGCATTCAGACGCAGAGGGATATAGCTGCGTTAAACGCTAGTATGAAAGGTCAGTAACATGGCATCGTCTATAAGAGAAAAGATGGCTGAACAGGAGAAAGCCAAGAAAGTTGCGCGGAGGAACGCTAATGCCGTTGAAGCAGGGGTCAAGTCAGCAGACAATCAGCCAAAACGTGTCGAAGCTAGTGTCGGAGGGGTATCCGCAGAAGCAAGCGGTGGCGATAGCGTTAAGCCAGTCGCAAAAAAGAAAAAAGCCCCCGTCAAGAAAAAAGCCAGTAAAAAAAGCTAAGGGCGGCGCGGTTTCTAGGTTTAGCAAAATAGCTAGACCCCAGAAATTCCGAGGTGTTTTCTGATTTTGTGGTAATTGTACTTGTGTTTCCCGCATAATCGCATACTATATGCGGTATGGACGCAATACATCTTGCAGATTATTTATACAAAGGCATACGCGAGCGCAGTGTGCGTCTTAAAGACAAGCTCGCGGATGGTTCGATACAAACTTTTGATGAGTATCGGTATTTAGTAGGTGAAATACGCGGCATGGCCTACGTCGAAGACGAATTAAGGACCGCGATGAAAGGTATAGAATACGCAGATGACTAAAAAGTTATTTGTGCCAGAGCACGTTGCTAAAGCAGCGGGAAAGGCCATAAAAGGTGCAGGGGCAATGCCCAAACCTATCGAAAACGCGTTTGGCAAAGGCGCGGATAATAAAAACGAAGATGATCCTTCCAAGATGGAGGCTTCTTCACTTGAGAGACTGCCACAGCCTACGGGCTATCGCGTTCTTATCATCCCTTATTACCCTAGTGAAAAGACAAAAGGCGGCATTATCGTTCCTGATCAGGTTCGTGAGCGGGAGTCTTTTGCTACGGTAGCGGCTTATGTCGTGAAGCTAGGCCCTGACGCCTATATGGACACCCAAAAATTCCCAAATGGTCCTTGGTGCAATGAGAAAGATTGGGTTCTTATAGGAAGATATAGTGGAAATAGGTTCAAAGTGGAAGGTCTTGAGGTTCGTATCATAAATGACGATAATATTATCGCTACGATTCTTGACCCAAAAGACATTTCGTATGTATAAGGTAACTGAGAGCAAGGAAAATGGCTATGTCTGAAGACATTCGTGAAAACGAGGAGCTTGAAAGCAATACCTCTGTTGAGCTTGATGATGATCAGGGCGATGAGGTTATTGAAGTTTCATCTGACGATGATGAAACAACCCGAACAAATGTTCGGGAAAAGTCATCTGGTGATGACGAGTTAGAAAATTACAGTGATTCCGTTCAACGTCGAATCAATCAATTAACCGCAAAACGTAAGCAGGCTGCTGAAGAGGCGCAGGCCGCGGTTCAGTATGCGCAGCAAATGCAGCAAGAAAACGCTGCTATGCGTCAGCGACTTGAGAAAATGAACCAAGGCTATAACACTGAAGCCGAAGGTCGTCTGAAAGCTCAAGAGGCACAAGCCAAGAAAGCTATGGCAGAGGCTTATGAGGCGGGTGATTATGAAAAAGTAGCAAATGCGCAGCAAGCAATCTCTAAGATTTCCATTGCTCAAGAGCGTGTTCGTATTCAAAAAGCTAAAATTGCGCAGCAACAAGAAGCGGCACAAAATCAACAAGCTCAACCACAACCGGCCCCTCCGCAACAGCAGGCTCCGCAACAGCAAGCGGCTCCTGATCCTAAGCTGGAGAAGTGGTTGGGCAAAAACCACTGGTTTGGACAGGATCGCCTTATGACGCGAGCAGCCCAAGCTATCCATGAACAATTGGTATTAGAAGAGGATTTCGATCCTACGAGTGATGATTACTACAAAGAAATCGACTCTCGTATGCGCAAAGAAATGCCTAACAAGTTTCAGGAGAAACGGTCCAACGCCCAGACTGTTGCTCCTGCGTCTGGAAACGGACGGTCTGTAAAGTCAGGGCGGAAAAAGGCGGTGGAATTAACACCGGGTCAAGTGGCATTTGCGAAAAAGATGAGGATTCCTCTCGATAAATACGCAAAAGAAGTCGCAAAATTAGAAAATCGGAGTCAATAAAATGGCAAACAGGACACCACGCGAATCAACTACGCGGGAACGCTCAGAACGTTCAATGGAATGGCGACCCGGTTCTGCCTTGGAAGCTCCAGAAGCCCCCCTCGGTTATAAACACCGTTGGATACGCGAATCTGTAATGGAATTCGACGATAAAACTAACGTACACAAGAAACGGCAAGAAGGCTGGGACCTCGTTCGCGCTGAAGAGTATCCCGATTATGTAGGGCCTGTAGTAGATGAGGGACGTAACGCTGGCACCATTGGTGTTGGTGGTCTTGTTCTCGCTCGTATCCCTGTCGAAATGGCTGATCAGCGGAATAAACACTATCAAGGTGTTTCTCAAAATCAACTGGATGCAGTGGATCGTGACTGGATGCGTGAAAACAATTCAGCCATGCCAAAACTTGCTCCGCAACGTAAATCTTCCGTATCTTTTGGAATGAAAGGACGCGGAAACTCTGAAGGAGAGTAAAGATGTCTAATCAAGACGCTGCTTTCGGCCTTCGCCCAATCAAAACGAGCACAAGCTCGCAGCGACAAAACCGTTATCGTATTGCCTCTGGCTATAATACGGGTATTTTCCAAGGCGACCTAGTAACTGTCGCTACTAATGGAACAATTACTCGTGTTGCCGCTGGTGACAACGCGTTAATTTTGGGCGTATTTAACGGCTGTTCATATGTAGACGCTAGTGGTGATATTATCTATTCAAACTACTGGCCTGCAAACGCAACTGGGACAGATATTTTCGCAAATGTCATTGATGACCCAAGTGCAACCTTCGAAATCCAAGCTGACGCTGCATTCCCTGTAGCTGATTTGTTTGGTAACTTTGACATTGTTGATGCAACAGCAGGAAGCACCGTAAGCGGTAATTCTCGCTCTGAGCTAGATGTCACAACAGGGGCAACTACTGCTGCTCTTGCTTTGAAGGCAATCGACATTTCTCAGGACCCTGAGAATAGCGATGTTTCGTCGGCAAATACAAACGTAATTGTCAAAATCAACAACCACCTGTTCAGTGCTGGCACTGCGGGTCTAGCATAAGGAGACTGAGTTATGGCTATTTCACGTTCACAACTCGTTAAGGAGCTAGAACCGGGTCTTAACGCTCTGTTCGGCATGGAATATGACCGCTATGAAAATCAACATGCGGAAATATTCGACACTGAATCTTCAGATCGTGCATTTGAAGAGGAAGTTATGCTCGTCGGATTTGGGAATGCTCCCACAAAATCCGAAGGTTCTGGTGTAGAGTTCGACAATGCAAATGAAGCGTACACTGCTCGTTATTCACACGAAACAGTTGCTCTCGCATTCGCATTGACCGAAGAAGCAATCGAAGACAACCTGTATGACCGTCTTGGTGCTCGTTATACGAAGGCGCTTGCGCGTTCTATGGCACACACTAAGCAGGTTAAAGCGGCATCAGTATTGAACAACGCGTTTAATGCTAACTTCGCTGGTGGTGACGGTGTTGAGCTTTGCTCAACTGCGCACCCACTGTCAGGTGGCGGTACTTTCCGCAACGAGCCATCAACAGCGGCTGACCTCAACGAAACTTCGTTGGAAAATGCGTTGATTGATATCTCAACCTTCGTAGATGAGCGTAATATGATTATTGCTCTGCGCGGCACAAAAATGGTTATTCCACCACAACTGCAATTCGTTGCAGATCGTTTGTTGGAATCAACATTGCGTGTTGGCACAGCCGATAATGATGTAAACGCGATTCGCAACATGGGTATGCTTCCAGAGGGTTACACTGTAAACCACTTCTTGACAGACCCAGATGCGTTCTTCATCAAGACTGACGCGCCTAACGGATTCAAGCACTTTGAGCGTTCTCCAATGAGAACAAACATGGAAGCTGACTTCGACACAGGCAACATGCGCTTTAAAGCGCGTGAGCGTTACAGCTTTGGGTTCTCAGACCCACGTTGTGTTTTCGGTTCACCCGGAGCGTAACATATGTTATAGATGAGGTGGGCGTTTCATGCCTTCCTCCCTGTAACTAGGGGCTACTTCGGTGGCCCCTTTCTTTTTTCTATCTTTGTGTTATTCTGTTTTCGAGTAATAATGCTCGGTATATATCTTTATGCTTTGCAGGCATATGGAGTTGACCTCGGACACGAGAGGAGAAAAACATGGCAACTACACATTTTTCAGGACCAGTACAGTCCACCAATGGCTTTGAGGTTCCAGTTGTAGCAACTGCTGACCTTCCTGCTTTTGCAGATACTACTGTTGGTACTGTTTACATTGTTAGCGACAATGGCGCAGGCAACAACGAATATTGTTTGGTAATCAATACAGGAGCCGCTTGGGTTACTGCTGTTGGCGCTGCACTATCTTAATAGGAGGCTAACATGGCAGGTCCAGTAAAGGCATATAATTGGGCGCAGGGTACATCTGCGGCTGTTGTTGGCCCTGCTCGTTCTCGCATTCGTCAAATTGTAATTTATGCAGCCGCAGCGGGTGCTTTTACAATTAAAGATGGTAGCGGTTCGGGCGATACACTGATTACGCAAACTTTTCCAACAGGGATGCATCACTTAAACATCCCTGATGATGGTATTCTCGCTACAAGCGGTGCGTATGTTAGTGCTTTCACGGGATCAAGCAACGAACTGACAATCTTTTTGTCATAAGGGGTCAAAATGGCTGGGAATGAAGTCAAAGCGGTTCACAGACACGATTCTGGATCGTTTGCTTCAGGCCGTGGTCGTTTGATGGGCTTTATTATAAATCATGATACAGGCGCGACAGATCAAGCATTTATTTATGACAATGCTTCTGCCGCGTCTGGAACTGTTATTTTAGAGTTAGATGAGTCTGGAAAAGGAGTTTTTGGAATGGAAATTCCGGGTGACGGAATAATTTTTGAGAACGGCCTTTGGGGTGTAATACCAGACAATGTAACGTTAACTTTATTTGTGCAGAGGTAACATGGCTCGTAAAAAAGAAAATCCGATACGAAAAACCACTGGCAAAGGTGGTAATTACCGTAAGACCAAATCAGGTGCTGGCATGACCAAAAAGGGCGTTGCCGCGTATAAAAAAGCAAATCCCGGCTCTAAGCTAAAGACTGCTGTGACAGGCAAAGTCAAAAAGGGCAGTAAAGATGCCAAGCGGCGTAAGTCATATTGCGCACGTTCGGCTGGACAAATGAAAAAGTTTCCAAAGGCGGCAAAAGACCCAAATAGCCGCTTGAGGCAGGCGCGTAAGCGTTGGAAGTGTTAAATGGCTATAGGCCGCTCACAGATGAGGCAGCAAGTTACGAAGCCGCCTATGAAGAGGAAAAAAAATGCCAAAGGACGCGTGCTACAAAAAGGTAAAAGCAAGGTACAAGGTTTTTCCAAGCGCATACGCAAGCGGCGCAATCGCTAAATGCCGAAAAGTAGGTGCTAAAAACTGGGGAAACAGCAAGAAGAAGCCTGTTAAGAAAGCTATGGGAGGCGTTATTGAGCCTTCTAACGAGTTTCGTAAGCGTCCAGTGCGCCGAATGATGAAAGGTGGTGAAGTGGTTGCAAATGGTTGCGGAAAGGTGATGTCTAGTCGCCGCAAAGTGACGAAGAAAAGCTAATGGCTGTACGGAAGACAAAAAAGGGTGCTGCACTCAAACGCTGGTTTAAAGAAGACTGGAAAGACGTTCGTACAGGCAAAGCCTGTGGTCGAAAAAAGGATGAAAAGCGCGGCACTCCATACTGTCGGCCCAGCAAGCGTGTAAGCTCAAAAACGCCAAAGACAGCTTCAGAGATGACATCTGCGGAAAAGCGTAGTAGAATATCTCAAAAGAAACGTCTTGGACAGCCTGCTGGCAAGCCAAAAAGGGTTAAATCCCTTAAAAGGAAGAAGAAATGACTGTATCAGGGTCTAAAGATTTTGAACTAGATGTAGCTGATTACATCGAAGAGGCTTTTGAGCGTTGCGGCTTGGAAGTTCGCACAGGTTATGATCTGAAGACTGCAAAGCGTTCTTTAAACCTTATGTTTGCTGATTGGGCTAACCGCGGATTAAACCAGTGGACCATAGCCCAGCGAAACTTCACCGTTACAGAAAACGATGGTGATGTTGACCTTGGTACTGATGTAATAGACATATTGTCGCTAGTCGTTCGACGCGATGGAACAGATTATGCGTTAGATCGCATCAGTAGGGATGAATATCTTAACATTCCTACAAAATCCACAACTGGGCGACCTACGCAGTTTTTTGTAGATAGACAAATAAACCCTGCTTTAAAAATGTGGCCTTTGCCTGATAATAGCACAGATGTTGTTCTGTATGATGCACTAATTCGTATGGATGATGCCGATATCTACACCAATACATTGCAGGTTCCGTTTCGGTTTTACCCTGCGTTAGCGGCTGGTTTGGCATATTATATGAGCATTAAGCGTGCTCCAGACCGCATGCAGATGCTAAAAGCTATATATGAAGAGGAAATAAACCGCGCAATGGATGAGGATCGTGATCGTGCGTCCTTCCGCGTTGCCCCAGACTTGAGGAACTACCGCTATGTCTAAGTATGCCACAGGAAAGTGGGCATATGGGATATCTGACCGATCTGGCTTCCGCTATCGGCTCAGAGACATGCGTAAAGAGTGGAATGGTCTTCTTGTAGGTAAAGATGAGTGGGAGGCTAAACAACCACAGCTAGAGCCTCTTCGTGCAACGCCTGATCCACAGGCATTGAGAAATCCGCGTCCTGAACAGAATGTGGCGCAACAAAACAACATACAATGGGGCTGGAATCCAGTAGGTTTTAAATATGATGGGGGATTGACCCCCAATAATTTGCTTGCCACTGGGTCTGTTGGCAGCGTAACGGTGACAACATCATGAGCTTTACATACGCAGAATTGAAAACGGCTATTCAGAACTACACTGAAAACACAGAGACAACCTTTGTGAATAGTCTGGATATATTTATTAAAAACGCT